TGCGACAAACATAAAACATTACCAGACCGTACACAAATTCTAGCAACCACAGGTGTTGATCTAAAACCTATCAATGACTTAAACAGTGGGCACCAAGACTGGTTCATGGAGGAATTTGAACAGTTTACAAGACGTCAAGAACTTGAACGTGCAATTTTAAAGTCGGCTGACTTGCTGGAAAAGGGAGAGTTCGAACCCGTTGAGAAACTTATCAAAGACGCAGTTCAAATTTCCTTGACCAAGGACATGGGTACAGATTACTTTGCTGATCCCGCGGCACGTATCAACAAATATTTTAACGCAGGCGGTCAAGTATCAACAGGCTGGCCACAATTAGACAAGTTGCTGTATGGTGGGTTTAGTAGAGGCGAACTAAACATCTTTGCAGGTGGTTCTGGTTCTGGTAAGAGTTTGGTTATGATGAACATTGCACTTAATTGGTTGCAACAAGGGCTAAGTGGAGTGTACATTACCTTAGAACTTTCTGAAGAACTCACGTCGTTGCGCACAGATGCTATGTTAACAAACATGAGCACCAAAGATATTCGCAAGGACATTGATACCACTACAATGAAGGTTAGGCTTATTGCCAAGAAGTCGGGCAACTATCAAGTTAAAGGCTTGCCTGCACAAAGCAACATCAATGATATTCGCGCTTACTTAAAAGAATATCAAATACAAACAGGCAAACGAGTTGACTTTGTAATGATTGACTACTTGGACTTGTTGATGCCGGTGAGTGCAAAAGTTAGTCCCAATGATTTGTTTGTTAAAGACAAGTATGTGTCGGAAGAACTGCGTAACTTGGCCAAGGAACTAGGTTTGTTAATGGTGACTGCATCGCAGTTGAATCGAAGTGCTGTTGAAGAAATTGAATTTGACCACAGTCATATTTCGGGCGGTATTAGTAAAATCAACACAGCAGACAATGTGTTTGGTATCTTTACTAGCCGCGCAATGAAAGAGCGTGGCAAGTATCAGATCCAGTGTATGAAGTCGCGTAGCAGTACAGGCGTAGGACAAAAGATTGACTTGGATTATAATATGGAAACAATGCGTATTACAGATTCGGGCGAAGAGTCGCAAGACAGCTTTGGGAAGAAACCCTCAATCTACGAATCAATTAAACCCAAGGCCAATGTTAATGTGTTGGGAGAGGAATCTAGTTCAGCACCAAAATGGGAACGAGCTACGGGCACACCTGCATGGGAAAAAGGGTCTGAAGATACTGCAAAGTTGTCAGCTGATGTGCAGAGTGCAAAACTTAAACAGTTACTTGGACAAATTAAATCTGCTTAATGTATTCTGTAGAAGAAATAAGACACGTACACTTAGAAATCTCAAGCAGATGTAATGCATCTTGTCCGTTATGTCCTAGGAATTTTTTTGGTTATCCCTACAATGACGGATATGTTGAGCGGGATCTAACATTAAAAGATGTCATGCACATTTTCCAGCCGGAATTCATTGAACAACTTGATGTAGTTTATATTAATGGCAACTTCGGCGATGCAGTCATGAATCCAGAAACAGTTGACATTGTTAATTACTTTAGAAAAAATTCTAGTCGTTTGTTGATTACAATGAGCACCAACGCCGGGGCCCGAGATCGAGATTACTGGCAAGCACTGGCACACAGTGGTGTGCAGATATATTTCTGCATCGACGGACTCGAAGACACCCATAGTTTGTATAGACAAAATACACTGTATTCAACCGTGATACGCAATGCAAAAACATTTATAGCCGCCGGTGGGCATGCAATTTGGAAAATGATTGATTTTGATCACAATCGACACCAACAAGCCGTGGCAGAAGAACTAAGCAAAGAGCTAGGATTTAAAAGTTTTATCTTAGTTGACCATGGGCGCAATCAAGGCCCGGTGTTTAATCAACATAAAGAACTAGTGCATGTCATGGGTAACCCGGACTCTACAGAATTTGAAGTTTTATGGCGATCTCGAACGCAGGACGAAGTGCTATTAGAAGACGTTTCAGTAGGAATGCCAGTTAACAGGATTGACTGTAAAGTTAAAAAAGGGCGATCAGTTTATATTGACAGCACCGGTAATGTATATCCTTGTTGTTTTTTAGGATTCAATCCCGAGTACTATGGACGTGGTAATTATCTTGCAGTAGCTAATCAACAAATACGTCCGTTAGTTAAAGAAAACAATGCATTAACACATAGTCTGGCCCATTGTTTAACATGGTTTTCGTCTGTTGAAAATACTTGGAATATACCATCGTTTAAACAAGGGCGTTTAATGGTATGTAACAATGTATGCGGACAGGCATAAGACATATAAATCTCGCTAAATAATAAAAAGGTTCTTGTTTATCATGCAAAAAAAGACACGTAGTTTGTTAGAAGAATTGGACTCGATGTATGTTGAGCGTGATCGCCGCCTCATTATAGAAAGCCGCGCTTCTAATCTAATCGCTGGCGCAATCAATCTACTAGAGCAGATTGATGCATCTTTTCCGCCTGAGCAAGCTGAAAATCTAACAAGAAAACTACTTAACGCAATACGCACACGTGATGTAACACGATTTTCACGTACTGTAAGGAAAACTGATGCAGATTAACGAAGTCACCGAAATACAACTAGACGAAGCCAACTTGGCCGACATGCTGACCGCAGTCTTTACCAAGGACCCGTCATTACAGGGATTAACCTTGGATCAAAAAGCCACAGCTATTAGTCATAGCAAGGCTGTAGAAAAAATTGCTAATTTAACATATAATCAATGGCTACAAAAATATGTTCAGTTAGTTAGAGTTAATCAAAATCAACAATTAAACAGAAACAACTATAAAGCCGAGCTTAAATCTTTTATTGAACAGGTATTGTTGCCGCGTGGTGTTAGCTACGATGTTCTACAGGTAAAGCCACAATTGGATGTAGCCATTGCTCAAATGGAGGCAAACCGTGGTGACCCAGATCAAAATAAATTAGCATTTGAAAGAATTGTTGATCTAGCAACCGTGGCTCGTGCTGATCCTAAGCTACAACAGCGCATGGGTCGAAACACCGCACAACAGCCCACAGCCCCTGCACCAGCTGGTGGTGCCGCACAGCAATTACGTGCCATGCAACAAGCGTTAACACAGACTGTTTCAAGACAACAGCAACAGGCATTAACACAGATATTACAAAGTGCATTGGCTAGTCCTACTAGCCCAGTGCGCAGTACCGGCGTGCCCACTGTGGACGCCTTTTTAAATGCATTAGGTGTACAAACAAGATGAATTTACTCGAAGGTGGCAATGTTTTTAAAGACGCTAACGGCGTACCAGTAACACAACGAATCAATCAAACCGATGTGGCTACCACTGTTCAATGGCTAGAGCAATTAACCGGGTTAGATTTATCTGGGGAAATAGATCCTAAGTCTAAAAAGCCCGAGCGTTGGTTAGGCAGCACTGGAAAAACGCCAACATCTGGCGATTTAGATTTAGCAGTTGATTCAAATGAAATTTCCAAGCCAGCGTTAAAAGCAAGACTTGACCAGTGGGCAACAAGCCATCAACAAAAGCCACAAGAGTGGGTAAAGATGACTGGCGAAGCAGTACACTTTAAAACACCAATTAATGGCAGACCAGACTTGGGTTTTGTACAAACTGATTTTATGATGATGCCTGATTTTAAATGGGGCATATTCTGGCTAGGCGGCGGCGCTGGCAGCAACTACAAAGGCATGTATCGCAATATTTTAATGAGCAGTGTGGCCAAGGCACTAAATCTTAAAGCCAGTAACAAAGGCATTATTGATCGAGCCACAGAATCAACAATTACCAAAGACCCAGAGCAGGCTGCAAAAATATTATTAAACAAAACAGCAACATCGGCAGACCTTTCTACAGTGGAGTCTATCTACAATGCACTGGCACGTGATCCAAATCGCGATGCAAAGCTAAAAGATTTTCGTGAGTACCTTGCCCGTGAAGGCTTGCCCGAACCTGAAGGACCTGTAGCCGAAAGCGATGCAAACTTTTTAGCAAGATTACGAGATCGTATAATAAACCAAGGCATGTACACATTGATTGAAGCGGCCGATCCGGCTAATGTGGGTGGCAAAGCCAAGGGCATCGAACATCTTGAAGATTTGGTATTTCGCAAAGGTACAGCAGGTATTAAAGAAGCTCTAGCCATTGTCAAGGCAGTGTCAGAAGATGCAAAAACAACCACAGTTAAATGGGACGGTAAACCGGCAATTATATTTGGTCGTGATGATGCTGGCACATTTATATTAACCGACGTTGCTGGATTTACTGCTAAAGGATATAACGGTTTGTTTGCCAGCCCTAAACAACTGGCCGCACAGATGGCACAGCGTGACGCTACAGCCGCTGCCAAGGGCAATCAAGCAAATAGAGTTGCTGAACTGGTGCCAGTTTACAGTCAATTATGGCCTCTGTTAGAAGCCGCAGTACCAAAGAACTTTAGGGGTTATATACACGGTGACTTGTTGTACACCAGCAAACCTGAATTAGTATCAGGCAATTATGTGTTTATGCCCAATACAATTGAATACCGCATACCCGCCAATTCAGATGTAGGTAAACGCATTGGCAACAGCGAAGTTGGGGTAGCAGTGCATACATATTATCCAGAGCCCGGTGCGCCAAAACAAGCATTAACACCACAACAGATGGCATCGATGAAACGTGTGCCTGGACTATTGTTAATTGAACCAGTAACTGCTAAACAACCTGTTCGAGCCGAAAACGTCGAAGTAACTCAGCTTAAAGAATTGATACGAAACCACGGCAGTGCTATTGATGGATTGTTCAATCCACAAGAGCTAAGAGCATTAGAGATCACAGACTTGCCAAAACTCTGTGTTGATTATATCAACAGCCTAGTAGGCGACGACACAGTGTCAAACTTTAACCCAAATACTCTATTGCCCGGATTTGGAGCATACTTACAGAAAAAAGTATCACCACGCAAGTACAGTAATATTGTTGAATACTTACAAAGCCCACGTAGCAATTCGGATGGAATAGCAGCCGCATTTAGCGCATTTATACTGTTACATAATATCAAAGAAGATCTGCAGAATAAGTTAGATCTACAGCACCCTGGGCAAGAAGGTTGGGTATTTTCAACACCAGCAGGCGTTGCTAAAGCAGTTAATAGATTCCAGTTTAGTCGTGCTAATCGACGACAAAATAATCCGGATTTAATGCAGCCAAAACCTTAATTTTTCCCTAGTGGTATAAATAAGTGTAGGGCCGAGGCCCACTTAACTTAAAGGAATTTTAAAATGGCAAATTTATTTAGACCAAATGGCGACGCACAAGCAGTATTTGCTTTAGACGTTAGCAACGGTGCACAAACCGGTAACATTGCTACTACAGGTAACGACCTTGTTCAGATGGCAGGCCCAAAATTAGACTTTATTGCTCTAATTGTTGAAAACACTTCTAACCAAGCTATCGACTTGCGCAACGAGTGCGGTAACGTGACTGACCCAGGTGTAGTTCAAACTATTAACCAAGCAGTACAGCAAACTGCAACCATTGCTTTCTACCAAGTGCAAAACAGCACGACTGGCCAGATCAGCTATGGTGTGTACCCAGCAGGTGCATACGCTGATGCAACAGCATTGGGCAATGCAGTAGTTGCATTGGGCAACGTTCAGATCACTAACAGCAGTGGCACAGTTCGTGGCGTTGATGTTTCTGGTTCACAGAGCACTAACATCGGCTTCAAACTAGCACTATCTTAATAGTTTAGTTTTCTGCAACAACCCGGGAATTTTCCCGGGTTTTTTCTTGGCTGTAAATACATGCAATGAAAACACTACCAGCCTGGCCACTACTATTTTATCAATTCCAATGGGATGATGTAAACATATATCTGCAAGATCTAAATGATGTCTGTCATGCAGAAGAAATAAAAAAATCAACCAGTAATATTGCCACTACAATCAAGCACAATCTATACGAAAGTAATTTTAATTTTTTTAAAATAGATCATCCTGCAATACAAGCATTATCTGCTTGGTGCAGTAAATCAGTTTTTGAGGCAGCAAGTCATGCTAACCAAGCATACTGGACCAATGGCGAAAATTACGGTATTAACATTCACGAAAGTTGGTGCCACATAACTCGTGATGGTGGGTATCATGACATGCATCGACATCCAATGAGTTCTTGGTCGGGCATATTTTATTTAGAACCTGGTAACACAGATCTCGTAAGTCGCAATGGCGTTAACAGATTTTACAAGCCCTGGGAAACACAGTATACCGATCCCGGAACTGCATGGGCAAAGGCAGACAGTATTGATATTGCAGGCGTGCCCGGGACATTGATTGTATTCCCTAGCTGGGTACCACATTCAGCTATGCCATATTATGGTGATACAGAGCGAGTGGTAATTGCTTTTAATTCTCAAGTGATAGTTTAAATTATGCAAATTGTATGTAAAACAAATTTTGATTGCACCAATACCGGAATCACTGGGCGTTTCCAAGCATCCAGGTTGCCTACGAAAGATATAAACAACAATCTAATAACCGATGATGCATCTTGGAATAAAGCGAGAAATCAACAAAGAAATCTCGAAACGTTAATACAGCTTATTAGTCTTAGATCACAGCCATTAAATTTAAGCACGCCAATAAAAAATGGTGAAACCTGGGAGTTCTATTTTGAAACAGAAACTCCAATGGTTTATGGTCAAGATTTTGTTGATTTATATGCTGATTGCTTAGACGTTCCAATGATCACAGGACTCACCGAATCAACAGATCTTGCACAGTATTTGATACCCAAAACAAATATTTGGTTCGCCCAAAATTCATAAATAATTAATTATTAGGGATTGGCATGGATACTACCGATATAGAAAAGAAAAGTCTTGAAGCGCACGTAGAACTCTGCGCTAACCGATATAAATTTCTCGAAACAAAATTAGAAAGTGTCGAACAAAAAGTCACTGACCTTGAAATTCTTATTATGCAAGTTCGAGATATGATGCAAGAAATGGCAGACAGACGAAATAATCAGTTAATCAGTTGGGGCATTGGATTAATAGCATCATTGTCCGGAGCAGTGGCATTTTTAATAAGCCACTATGTTATTAAATGACACTACAAGAAAAACTTAAAAAAATTGTTCTTAGTGAGCTTCCAGCTTTGACTAAAGACATAATACTAGAAGATAACAATCGTTATCTAGTATTTAAACACTATACAATAGACAAAGCTGGTGCTTATTTCTCCGTTAATTATAAAGGGGACTATGCTGGCACATTTTCATCTATAAAAACAGCACTAAGTTGGTGTATTGCTGAAAAAGTAAAAAGAATTAATCTAGCTCGTAGAATACTCGAGCTCGACGGACATAAAATAATGTTAGACACTGATATTAACATTAGTAAAAGTATACTTCAAAAATCAAAATCTGTTGAATTTAAAGAAATTACCAGATTAAAGCTAGTAACTAAATTAGAGCGTAGAGACATGCTAAAAAACGAATTGTCAAAATGCACTGACCAAGCTAAATATATAGAAATAACGAGGATCAATAATGAAACTGGACGAATTATCAACACCTAAACCATCACTTCAAATGGCACGAACATTTGAAAGTTATTTTGGTGGAAATTTAGAGTTGGCAAAACTTTCTCGCCAACAAGCACGTCACATGCTACAAAAAGTTAAGAGTGTTCTAGGCGAACATAGACAAACACCAAAATTTCATAGTAGTGAGAAAAATCCAACATATTTAAAATTGTTGATGTTAGAAAACGTTCTGCGTTCTAAACTCAAAGAAATTGACTCCCCGTCAACTAGTTTAAATTCTGCTAACAGTGCAGATTTAAATGATGTGATTAAAGGTGCAACCAAAGCTGCCACAGCAGTTGGCGCACAGAGCAAAGGACAACAGTTAGGTCAAGCACTTGACTCTGTATCACAAGGTAAATCTCTCAATCCAGGACAGAAAGATACAATGGCCAAACTTGGTCAAGGTCTTAAAAATGTTGTAGCCGATCCAGCTAAAGCAAGTAAGTTACAACAAATGTTAAAAACCACTGGTGCAACGGCATTTGAAAATCGCCGTCGCAAAGGTAGAACACTCAGCGAAAGCGAAGTGCAACAAGCACAAGTAGTATTGGCAGCGCAGGACATGGTTGACCGAGTTCAGAAAATGCTTGAAGACGTCACCGAAATGCAGTTTAAAGAACTACCAGCATTGGCTGACCAAATTAAAAATCAAATTGGTGTGGAACAGTCTACACAATTTAACGCTGATGCAACTAATGCACTACAAAGTTTAGTGCAAAGTGTACAGGCTAGTAAACAGCAATTAGAAAACGCACTTGGTGTTATTACAGGCCAAGCACCAACAGTACCTGGCGCTGACGCCGCTGGCGCACCTGTTCCGGGCGCACCTGGAGAAATGCCGCCAGTAGATGGCGCAGACGTTGATTTAGACGTCGATGCTGATCTTGATATTGACGACACAGAAGCACCTGAAGTTTCTTTAGGCCGCACACGTAGATAATGAGAATCAACGAAGTTGATGACAGCGCCAACGGATTGGCATCGGCTAAGCTATTAGGCCTGGCCCAATTCATTCAAGGTCGTAATAAAGATCAAAATGCACAGAGCAAAATAAGTTCTCGTGCGTTTATTGAAATGGCGCAGAGTCTAGGCATTAATATTAACGAAGCAAATCTATCTGAGTATGTTGGACAACCACCGCTCAGTGAAGTGTTCCAACCGTTTGATCAATCAACTGGATATTTGTTATTCCGTGGACCAAACAACGAACTAGCTGGTAACATGCCAGTAAATCAAGCACAAGACATTGTTGCACAAGCAGCCAAACGTCAAATTAAATCTAAATAATTTTGTATATGAGACCTAAACATAGGCTCAAAAAAGTAGAATTTTATATCAATAATACTTGTAATCTATCCTGTGCTGGCTGCAATAGATTCAATGATCTACATTTTAAAGGTTGGCAATCTTGGGACGATTACAAAGATGACTATGCTTTGTGGGCCACACAATTGCCATTGGCCGAGATTGTGATATTAGGCGGCGAGCCTCTTTTAAATCCAACTTTACCTGCTTGGATATCTGGAATACAACAGCTATGGCCGCGCACTACAATACAAATACTTACAAACGGAACATACCTTGATCGAGTCAAGGGCATATACGAGTTATGTGGCCTTAGTAAGAATACCTGGATCGGCATCAGTGTGCATGAGGAACAAGATTTTGAATTGATAACAGAAAAAGTTTATCAATTCCTCAAAGGGCCAGTCAAGGAACTTAATCTAGATAAAAATGATTATTGGATGGGTGGTGCCGATCGAACATTTGTTGATGTCAACGATGTAATGGTGCGATTGTACAAACAAACTGAGTTTATGCGCAACGCACTTTTACCTGGAAAAGAAAAAAGATTTACATTACATAATAACCAACCAGAGTTAGCACATTCAAATTGCGGATTTGCACAGCATAAAAATTATCATTTTATCAAAGGAAAATTATATAAATGTGGACCAGTTGCATTGTTTCCTGAACTAGATGATCAATTTGATTTAGAGTTAAGCGATGAGGACAAACAATTGCTACGTAGTTACAAACCACTCTCGGCGCAGGAATTTAACACTGAATCTGATGAATTTTTTTCAACACTAGACGATGTGATTCCTCAGTGTAAATTCTGTAATACTCTGCCAGACTGGCATCCACTTGAATTTGTCCATAAAAAAGGTAAGTAGTATTGAAAAGGTTGACGTAATAGTCAAAATGTAGTAAACTTATAGGGTATCCAACACGTTAATATACTACACACTTGGAGAATATTATGAAAAAAATTCTAGTAGCATTATCACTTTTAGCATTGACCGGCACAGCAATGGCCCAACACTATCATGGGCACGGCCTACGTCATCATGGACACTACCGTGGACCGGGATTTGGTTGGTGGGTGGCACCAGTTGTTGTTGGTGCAATCGGATACGAATTAGGACGCCAGCAAGTTGTTGTACAACAACCTCCCTTAGTTGTACAACAGCCTCCGGTAGTATATCAATCAACTCAAAATTGTACACCGTGGACTGAAACACAAAATTCAGATGGCACAATTACACGAACTCGTACCTGTGCTCAGTAATTTGTTACTAGCATTGTTGATAATTGGATTGCATGGTTATTGGATATATGCAATATCTACCTACGATTGGTCTAAGTTTGATAAAGATCAAGAACAAGCTAAAAAGGATTTATTTTAATGGCATACTCGGACAAAGTCATAGATCACTATGAAAATCCTCGCAATGTAGGATCGTTTGAAAAAGATGATCCCACAGTGGGTACAGGCATGGTTGGGGCACCTGCCTGCGGCGATGTAATGAAATTACAAATAAAGGTAGATTATGATACAGGTATTATTACAGATGCAAAATTTAAAACGTATGGTTGCGGATCGGCTATTGCGAGCTCGAGCCTCATTACAGAGTGGGTCAAGGGAAAAACTCTCGACGAAGCAGGATCAATTAAAAACTCCGAAATCGCCGAAGAATTAGCCTTACCACCGGTTAAGATACATTGTTCAATACTAGCAGAAGATGCTATAAAAGCGGCAGTAGATGATTACCGTAACCGACACAGCATCTAAAAAAATACAACTTCAGCTTAAACGCCGAGGCAAAGGTGTGGGCATTCGGATCGGTGTACGGACTACTGGATGCAGTGGATTGGCATACACGTTAGAGTATGTAGATGAATATACCGCAGAAGAGGGTGTTACTAATTTTGCACATCCTGATTTTATATTGCTAGTAGATGCCAAAAGCCTTGTTTACCTAAATGGGCTAACAATGGATTGGGTTCGCAATGGACTCAATGAAGGCTTTGATTTTATTAATCCCAATGAACGAGACCGTTGTGGTTGCGGTGAAAGTTTTAGAGTATGAGTTATGATTATGCAGTTATTGCCCCGGCGCTTGACCCCGGCAAAGATCTATACAATGCGTTAATTGGTCAAATACACACTCACTCGTGCCAGCCGTCAAAATTTTACATGGACGGTACAAATAACAACGGCCAAGAACCTTGGTTTAATCGACTGTATCAACAGCTAAGTTTTAGTAGCGGGAAATTTCAAATTTATACACTGTCTCCCACAGCAGAAGATTTAGTGTACAAACACTATCAAACATTTATTGACCATGTTGGCGCACCTTATAAAATTCGTTTAAAAGCAATGAGTAATGTGCGGTGGTTATTGCCGCACTCAGACCGTTACAATAATGAAAACGGAGATGCATGCTCAATACATATTGCATTGGATGTAAATAACGAAATTACAAATTGGTATCAATTTGAAGGTCAATTTAAAATGTTTAATCCTTTGCATGTTGCTAGATTAAAAAAACAAAAGTCCATACAACTTAAAAATGGACAAGCATGTTTATTTGATAATCAATCAATACATTCTGTTACCAACTGTCATCCCAATAAAACAAGATGGTGTGTGTCAATAAGTTGGCAACATATTAACTATCAAGATCTTGTTAATACATTTTTAAAATTACATGCCAGTTAATTTTGAATCAAATAATTTAATTGTTATTGCATATCCGTCATTTGCCGGGGGCAAATTACTTGCTAATTGCCTTGGCATTGCAGGCAATGCATGTCTACAACACGCCGGGCTTGCTAATTTACAATTGCACAATAAACTATCTGCAAAAGACAAACACAATTTATTAATTGCCAGGCTTGAAGCCACTCATTATTTTTGGGACGACTTAGGCTTAGGATGTTATCACTTATTTGGTAATCGTCCGGAGTTTGAGTTTAGTCTGATGCGCAATCGTCCAGCCTTTCCAATTGATCCCTTTAAAGAAACACTGTTAGACAAACTGTTAACCGCTAATTTAAAACTGTTCAAGGTAGCACATAATGAAAAAATGCTAGAGCCAATTTTAAAAACTTGGACTAACTCTAGCATCATTGTTTTTAAAAATACTGAACAAATTGTATCGGACCGCCGTCCCGATTTCCCTGCAAATTTTGCAACAGAATGTGAGCGAGCGTTGATGCATAAAGCGTCCGAGCATCGAGGCAATGCTGTAATTTCTTGGGACTGCAACAACCTGCAGTCTTTTGACAGTTTTGTCGACAGTGTGCAGGATCTTTACCTGCAACTAAACCTCCACGAATTTAACAGACAACATGTACAGGACATTTACACAGCATACATGTTGGCCTGGCAACGAGCAAAAACTTATTTAAAATATGAACAAGGATTCTATGTACCATCCAAAATTTAACTATAAACCAATACCAAGAGTAGTCATCAACGAAAAACGATTTTATGCAACGCCCGATGGCAAAAATTTACCCAGTGTTACTACAATACTTGACAAGACTAAATCTGAAGAAAGCAAGCAGGCTCTACAAAATTGGCGCAACAGAGTAGGTACTGAAAAAGCACAACAAATTACCACAGAAGCTGCCAATCGTGGCACACGCATGCATACGTACCTTGAGCAGTTTGTTAAAGAAGGAACAATCAAAGAACGTGGGTCAAATCCTTATAGCTGGGCCAGTCATGCTATGGCACATACTGTAGTTAACACCGGACTTAAAAATGTCAGTGAATTCTGGGGCATCGAAGTGCCATTGTATTTTCCAGGAATCTATGCTGGAACCACCGATGGTGCAGGCATACATTTAAATGAAGAAGCTATTTTAGATTACAAACAAACAAACAAACCTAAAAAGCGTGAGTGGATTGACGACTATTTTATGCAACTCTGTGCCTATGCAGAAGCACATAACGAAGTGTATGGCACAACAATACGCAAAGGAGTGGTGTTAATGTGCGTTAAACCCGAAGTTGACGAACAATTTAATATCATTAAACCCCCAGAATATCAAGAGTTTGTGTTAGAAGGTGCAGAGTTTGACCGATATAAAAACTTATGGTGGAAACGAGTCGAGAAGTTCTACATGCTAAATACGTGATAGACTGACAAGGATCACTAAATTGGCCATCGTACAAATATCCCAAATAACCAACCGAAAAGGTTTAGCAGAAAATCTGCCCCAATTAGCGGGTGCTGAATTAGGCTGGGCCACCGATACTCGCCAATTATACATTGGCAACGGCACACTTGAAGACGGTGCACCGGTAATTGGTAATACTGAAATTCTTACTGAGTTTTCGGATCTTTTCCAATACTCTGGATCATATACATATAAAGGCTCTGCCGCTGGCTATGATGTGCAAACTGGCCCAACACCTGGCTCACCTGTTTCACAATCACTGCAATCAAGACTAGATAGTTATGCAGTGGTAACAGACTTTGGTGCTGTAGGCGATGGTGTCACCGATGACACTGAAGCAATTAATCGAGCACTTTATCAACTGTTTTGTAGAAACGTTAACCCACAAATCAGACGTAGCTTGTTTTTCCCTGCAGGCGTTTATCGAGTAATTGAATCTATAGTGATTCCACCTTATGCTACACTATATGGCGAAGGCAGTGACAATTCTATCATACGCTTAGATGCATCGCCCGATGACAGCGCATTAAGAGCGTATGTGGCCAGAACCGGGGACAGTTTACAACAGACCGGAGCAAACATTGGCAATCAAGGTGCAATTACTCCGCAATATATTTCTGTGTCAAACATGGGGTTTGAATCTTTGGACACCGATGTAGACATTTTCTTGGTTGACTCTGCTATAAATTGTACATTCAATTCTGTTAGTTTTGCCGGGCCTTTAACTGCTACTAATATTACGTCTAGTCTTGCTTCGTATGACACTGCCGCAGTTAGATTTAACAGTACTCCTAGTTTGGTTACATCACACATTACATTTGACAAGTGTTCATTTTCAAACGTCACATATGGAACAAAGACCGACGAAGATATCCAAGGTATTGTATTTTCAAACAGTGACTTCAATACCTTGTATCAAGGAATTTACTTAGATACTGCGCCAACTGGAGTCCGTGTTACCAACAACACCTTTGACACCATATATGCACAGGGTTTATATTTTACTTCAACCCTGTGCGCAAGCAGTTGTAATATTTTTTATGATGTTGGCAACCATTTTCTAGGAACTACATCACCACATACATCTGTGGTGTTTATTAATGCCAACGAAAATGTCAGCATTGGAGACATGTTCCAACGCTCATCTGCCTATGCAGGACTTTATCCTAGAATAGATTTAAACAATACCACCAGCATCGGTATCACCAGCGCAGATGAATTAGCTCTTGGAACTTATGTTAGAGAAACTGGAAAAAAGACAACACTGGTTAATAACACTTCGTCAGCTACTGCAATTTTTACAGTCGATGCATTGGCTATAAAAGCATTTAAAATGGAATACACAATAACACGTGGCAGCGGAACAGTAGCAGTTAGAACTGGAACCTATACTGTAGTAGCCAGTACCGATGGCACAGGCGGTACTATAGCATCTAATGATACAGGGTATCAAAATACTAGTACCGGAGTTACATTTAGTGTTTCTGAAACGGCTAGTACTGTATCTGTTAAATATACCACAACCAACACCGGCAACGATGCCGAACTTACTTATTCAATCAGTCACTTAGCTTGATGTGGCCCGCTAGTTTTGAAGATAGATTACAGCAGTGGAGCCGCCTCCGCTCAACTTCTGCTAATCTAAGTCTCGAAGAATCCCTTGGCAAGATCAATGTTTGGTGGAGTAGGACTCCCTGGACTTCTTTTTATCTACACCCCGACGACCTTGAAAATTGGCCAGATCCTTGGCAATTATTGAGTGACAATATCTACTGTGACCTTGCTAGAGCACTAGGAATAGTGTATACTGTATATCTACTAGACAGAAATGATATTGATGATATCGAATTGGTACAGACAGATGAGTATTACAATTTAGTCTATCTTTGCAAAAGAAAATATATATTGAATTACTCTACTGACACAGTATTAAATACCTACCAATCCGAATTAAGAATTACAAAAACTATTGATTTGAACAAAATTAATAGCATCATCAAATTGAGATAACACAATGATAATAACAGTACAAAAAAGACGCGGACGCCGGGAGCCACTGGATTTAAATAAATGGCAAGCTCAAGTAGCAAAAGTATGTCGGGGGATTGCCGATGTAAGTCAAAGTATGATTGAGATCAAAGCACAATTACACTTTTACAATGGAATTTCTACTAGGGAAATTGACGAAATTACTCTAAGAGCAATGGTTGATTTAATTGACGTTGAATCAAACCCCACAGTTGGTCACACAAACTATCAATATGTAGCAGGCAAACAACGTTTGAGCATGCTACGTAAAGATGTGTACGGACAGTATGAGCCCTTACACCTTTACGAAATCGTTAAAAAGAATATCGAAGTTGGATTGTATACTCCAGAATTGCTGGAATGGTATAGCGAGGATGACTGGAACAAAATGAATGACATGCTTGAGCATGAAAAAGATGAGCAATACAGTTATGCCGCTATTGAACAGTTAATTGAAAAGTATTTGGTGCGCAATCGTGCAACAAAAGAAACATACGAAACACCGCAAATTAGATACATGGTTGCAGCCGCTACAGTTTTTCACAAAGAAGAGCCCAACTCGGCTCGTATGCGTTATATAAAGGAATATTACAATGCGGCTTCAGATGGTCTGTTTACCCTCGCTACTCCCGTGCTGGCTGGTCTTGGCACTCCTACAAAGCAATTTAGTTCTTGCGTTCTTATTCGCAGTGATGACGATCTTGACTCTATTTTCGCTAGCGGAGAAATGATGGCAAAGTATGCCAGCAAACGTGCTGGCATTGGTTTAGAAATTGGCAGATTACGTCCATTAGGTAGTCCTATTCGTGGTGGCGAGATTATGCATACAGGTATGATACCATTCCTGAAAAAATGGTTTGGTGACCTACGCTCGTGTTCACAAGGAGGTATCCGCAATGCAAGTGCTACTGTTTTTTATCCTATTTGGCATCATCAGTTTGATGATCTTATCGTACTTAAAAACAATCAAGGAACAGACGAAACACGTGTCAGGTTCATGGACTATGGGGTTGTTCTTAGTGCATTCTTCTGGAGAAGATTTAAAAACAAAGAAAACATAACTTTCTTTGATCCCAACGAAGTACCTGATTTATATGAAGCGTTCTACTCAAATACAGAACGATTTGAAGAACTGTATGTAAAATACGAAAAGCAATCGGGCTTACGTAAGAAAACAATGAGTGCCGAAGAAGTATTCAAGTCTGGCATACTAAAAGAGCGCACAGATACAGGTCGTATCTATCTTGTGTTTATTGACAACGTTATGAGCCAAGGACCGTTTGATCCTGAATATCATACAATTTATCAAAGTAACCTTTGCTGTGAAATTCTACTACCGACTAAATCATTTAAGAGACTCGACGATCCCAACGGAAGAATTGCACTCTGCACACTGGGAAGCATCAACTGGGGAGCCTTCCGTAATCCCGAAGATATGCGCCGGGCTTGCAGGATTCTACATCGCAGTCTTAACAATATATTGGATTACCAAGATTTTCTAAGTATCCAAAGCAAGTTAAGTAACGATGAGATTCGTCCATTAGGGATTGGCATTACAAACTTAGCCTACTGGCACGCT